TCGCACACCATTCGAGAGTGACGAAGAGACTAAACGTCGCAAACAGCGTGAAGCTCAAGAAGCTCGCCAGCGACAGCTTGCTGCCCAAAAACAGCCGAAGCCCCAGACTCAGTTCAAGCAGTGTGAATGTTTCGTTGATACCGTTATTCTGGAACTTGATCTTGAGAGTACGGGAGTCGATACCCACTCCGATTTCAAAAACAGTATGACTCGTATCAGTTTCAGATGATGTAGTGTTACTGCCACTTCCAGTAGATAGCCCGAGATCTTGGTCTGTATAGGTGTCCTGTTGGCTAGTTCCCCAGAGTAGGTTGCCGTATTCATCGACACCTAGTCCGCCAGTAAGTACAGGAGCAAGCGAGACTGGGGTACCGAAGGAGCCGCTCTCGGTGATGAAGCTCACCTGGACAGAGCCAGTAGTCAGTCGGAAGATTGGGCGTAGCACAAACCAGAACTTCTCTCGGTCAACCTTCTTGCCTTCAAAGGCACGGGTAATGAAGACCGCATCAATGGCAGCACCCTTATCATTGTAAGCACCAGGGGTGAACTCGCACATGTTAGAGGAGCCATACTCAGTGAAGTAGAAGTGAGTCTTGCCATCGCCATCTTTATCCTTAAAGGCCAGCAGGTCGTTAGCACGAATGTTATCCCAGATAGCCCAAGCGTAGAACCTGCGGTCATAGACAATCATCACGTTGCAAGTAGTGGATTGGTCAAGTGGTACGGATAGGAAGTAGCGGTCATCGAAGTAATAAGCTCGGCATCGCTCGTACTGAGCTGGGTTGATACGCTGGATAAGTGTCTTAACACGGGAGCTGAGTTCGTTGGTTCGGATAGATGCGTAGAAGTTAGGTTCGTTACCGAGAACGTAGACACCCTTATCAGTTAGGAAGTAGCAGTCGTTTTCAACAGAAGCAATGGAGCCGTGAGCTACACAGCCGTAAGAGCTGGAGATACGCTCGACCACGAATCCGTTATCTGAGTTGAAGTACAGCTGATAGATTGAGTTTTCCTTGAATACGATAAGAACGTCCTGGAAGAATCCAAGACCAGTGATAGCCTGACCATCGTTCTTGTTAATGTCAATTGCACGGGGGGTATCATCACCCAAGAAGACGGTGGCTCCTGGTACGTTGGCTGCATCGTTTAGGGCAACGTCGTTAGGGTCAGCTGGGGCACTTAAACGGGTGAAGCGTGAAGGCTCTTTAGGTGGGGCTAGGTAGAGTCGGAACGGCTGTCCAGGTACACCGCTGGCAACGTGGTAGCCTTTATAGATAACAGAGAACTTAGCACGAGGCATAGTCCCTGGGCGGGTTACAGATGCACCATCCCATACGACCCCACCGTTTACACCGTCCCAGGCATAAGTCTTCTGGAATAGGGAAGTCATCATGATGTTAGCGGCAGTATCTACTGTGACTCCAGATAGCGTAGCCCATGCACCCGACTGGTACTTCTTGAGAACACCAAAGTCAGTTGTGATTGGGTAGTTAGCTGCTTCCGAGATATATCTGCTTAACCCCTTTGGAGCAGTGCCAAGGCCGCTGTTGACTGCAACATAGCCCATACGCTTACGAGCAGCTCCACCTTCGACATACTCAATGTTCTTGGTACCGACGGTAGCTTCTTTATCATTAGACAAAATGTCAGCAATAAGCAGGTTAAGACCACGGGAGGGGTTGATAACTCGAATCTCTGAATAAGGGGCATCACTACCCCCTGATCGAATCTTAGCGTAAGGTTGGCGGTTCCATGGCTTAGCCATTAGACCGCTCCAGTAAAGGTACCCGCTCGGCTGAGATAGTTCTGTGGAGTCCGTGGAGTATTGCTTGTAGCCTGTCCGACTAGGCGGTCAAGTAAAGCATGCCACTGATCCCATTCCTGTGTAGTGTCAGCACGGCTTGGGTTATCCCCTTGTTTGGCAAAGATAACTGCACCCATAGCGATGGCCATAACCGATGGGAATGGTGCACCTAATTCGTCAGTCAGTGTAGGTGGGGCTATCTGGTAGGTGAATGTCTGAGCAGCTGCGGGGCTGAGCACTAGCTTTTGTAGGTCAGCGTCCCAGGTTGGAGTATAGGTATCTGCTAAAGAGAAGTAACCTAGCAAGTCGAAGTCGTCTGGCAACACACCGTCAACCAGAGTCGTTCCTGTCTTCATTGCGAAAGACCACTTGTAGTATCTCCATGCGTAGTCAAAGGCAGTCTGGACGTACCTCTTGAGGTCGTCATCAGTTCCACCTGGGTTGACACGATGACCCATTTGATTATGTAGGTAGTTTAATACATCTGTTTGTGTAACTATATAGCTCATTATCTTGTCACCTTATATTGTGGGAAGGCTTTGGCTAAGTCTTTCACAATCTGATTACTTGATTTCAGACTGGAGCCACCTTCTTTATCTGGGTTAGCCAACTCAGAGTGACCATCTATTAAGCGGTCAGCAGCAACCAATGCGTGGTAAGTCATAGGGGGGAGAGCAACACCGAAGCGGAGTCCCATTACTTCTGACTTGTCATTCTTGAACCACTCTTCGTTACGGGCATCGGCACAGTCCTTAGCTGTCTGATCTTGCTCCTTACGAGCTTTCTTATTCTGGGCACGAAGCAGTTTGTGGATTTTCTTCCACCTTAAAACACGGTCTTGTTCACGCATAAGGTGGTCAGCAGCAGTATGTTGGGTAGCCTTGTAATCGGTTTGCTTGGGGATTGAGAACTTTTTTTCTTTTGCAGCTTGCATTTTTATTTCCTCTTTTCCTCAGTATATCATTTTTTGCGTTGCATAGTTACCTTTAGATGGCAAGGTCTACATAGCCAGGTAACGTCTAATTTCTTTGAGTAGTCATGGTGATCTGCCTCTGGTACACACTCGTCTAGGCAAGCCGAGCAGTAGGATGGTCTGACTAGTTTGCCTGTCTTTAGAGCGTAGTACACAGCATCACGAGCTTGCTTCTTATCTCTATTCCTTTTCTGATAATCATACATACGTTCATTGTACTTCTTATCAGGGTTAGCTTTCACCCAGTTACGATGGTAGTCTGGATTGTTTAGTCTCCACTGGCGTTGGTATGTATTTTCCGACATACAAAAATTATATCATACCAAAACAAAAACCTCCCACAATGGGGAGGTTAATGTTTCTAGTGGAGGGTAAGACTAGAAGTTTGTGAAACCTTTTCCTACGAAGTTTGCCTTTTCGTAAAGACCTTCGAGAGTGGTTTCGCCAAGGATGGCACCCTTCTCGTAGTCTCCACCTTTAGGAGCATCGAAGTTGTTAGGTGCACGCAGGTCAGCGATTGCCCATGTGTCCTCACGGAGGATGGCAATGTTACCTGTTGAACCAGCTGCTAGTACGTCGTTGATGAAACGGTGAAGGAACATCTTGACCACACCGAAGTCTGATTCGTAGACATCGACTGTGTTGATAAGTCGCTTGTCCTTAACTTCTGTGTACTTGGTAGAACCAGCTGTGAAGCCAGAGATGACACGCTTACCTTTAGCACCGACGTATACGGCATCAGGTGCTTTTGCACTTGTACCCCATACCTGGGCGAAGTAGTCGTTCATTAAGGTTTCAGTGAAGGCTACAGCAGCGTTAGCTACTTTGTTTGTGGAAACTTGGTCGAAGATTCCACCCATTTCACGAGCGGTTGCAGCGTTACCAGCAGCAGCGACACCGTTCATAAGTGCCCACTCTAGTTTGTTCTTCCAGTGAACCATGCTCTTAGCCATGTGGTAAGCCTTTGGAGACTGCATACCAGCGTGAACAGCTGCTTGCTCAGTTCCAGAAACTTTCCAGTCCTGCTTGATGATCTGAGTGTAGTTCGTCTTACGAGTTGGGTTTACAACGTCGCCAGCACCGAAGTCTGCACCTTCAATTTCCTTTTTGTCGGTTGAGTTGGTGGTAGTAGCATCGTAGCTATCTACTAGCCATGAGTGAACAGAACTCTGGGCTTTGCTCTTTTTTAGACCAGTAGCAAGCTGGTTCTCAGTTGGGCTGAGGTTGGTGATGATGTTAAGCAAGTCTTCTCGTAGTGAAGGGTTGCTGTATGTGGTTGACATAGCCATTTTTTATTTCTCCTTGTTTGTTTTATTTCGGCAGTCCTAACTGCTTATAAGACTAATATAGCATATATAAGAAATCAAGAGCAACTATTAAGGTAGTCTGACATCTTATCAAGAATATGTTCTATAACTGGCCAGCTTTTATCTTACGGTCGAGGATGTCAGCTAGAGCGGTTTCCCCGCCAGCTTGGACGGCGATTAGATCGTTGTTCACGTCCTGGGAAGTGGTGACTGGTGCACCTGTGTTACCGCCTAGAGGTTGAGCATCTTCTATAGTGGTGACTACAGTCGAGTCTGCTACGCCCTTTTGGTACTGTTGACCCATTGAGTCAAGCAATATGTCGGCAGCTTGTGTAGGTGTAATAGCCTGTCCACGCTGGAAGTGACCCATGCGAATTGAATGTACTAGGTCACGGGCTTTTTTGTTGGTACGAAGGGAACCATATTTATCAAAGGCTCTATCCCATAGCTGACGTTCAGCAGTTTGGATAGCTTCTTTACGGCCAATAGTCTCGGTAGCCTTGGTGACGGCAGTCTCAACTATGGTGTCAAAGAACTTCTTAATGCCTTCTGCATCAGTTGGGTCGATAGTGCTGGGGTCTGGCATAGCCGTAGGAGTGGCTGGGGTTGGAGCAATAGACTCCATGTATTCATCAAAAGTTTGGTATTTAACTACCTCTGGTTCGGCAGGTGCAGGAGCGGCGGGCTGAGAGGGTTCCGTAGGCTGTTGAGGCTGCGGAGTCGTCACTGGCTCAGTCGGCTGCGTAGTTTGAGGGGCTACAGGTTCGGTAGGTGTAGCAGGTTGTGCTGGCTGTTCCAACATAGCGAATGGGTCAAGAGGCTGATTAACTGGTGCTGCGGGAGCGGGTGCAGCGGGTTGGGTTGGTACCTGTGGGTCTGGTGCAGCTGGTGCTGCGGGAGCTTGAGGTGCTCCGTCTAACATTGCTTGTACTGCGGCTACGTCGCCTGCTTGTGGTTCTGCTACTGGTGGCATTTTCTTATCTCCATTTACTTAGTTGGTTAATCCTTATTGTACACTACTACTTCATTACATAAAGCGTTTGCACAAACAAAGGCGTTGAACTCGGTTTCTGATTCGTCACGGACTAACATCTCGTGTTTACAGTTGGCATCATTAAAAGATTCTAGGTCATCTGGGGAGACAGATTCGACAGTCTCACCACCGTGAACCTTACCGATGCGGGTAGGCTCGACTTTCTCTCTGCGTTCGTCTTCTTGCTTACTGTTGCTTTTGGTCATCTTTGATTTGTTTCTGAGTTTTCTCAATGTCCTTGACTCGTTGGACAGCACCAACTTCGTCGTTTTCTTTGGAAGTCAGCAGATCACGGATACGCTTAATGCCCTTAACTTCGCCATGAGCGGAGAGGTAAGCATCATAATCCAGCGGTTTATCAGCGAAGGCACGATTAACGACAAGGCTAATCTCACCATCAATAACCTCGAATAACAGGGGTGCACCTTGCTTTAGAGCTTTGGCTTGGCGACCTTGACGTACTTGCCTGCGAGCGGATTGCAGGGTTGCTTCTAGTTCACTTAAATAGTCAGACATTTTCTACTCCTTATCCTAGTGGTAGCATAGCATTTACATTGCGAACTGGAAAGCTATCAGGCATTGACTTACCGTCGGACTGCACTGCCCCTGACTCTTCTGGTGACAGTGGTGTCGGGGCTGGTGGTGCCATTGGATCTTGGCCATCTGCTATAGGGGCATTGGGTTCGTCAGTAGGTGTAACTTCTGTTGGAGCTGTTGGAGCCTGTGGTGTGATTGCACCAGCAGGTAATACAAAGTGGCTGGCACTTTCGTTGAAGTGTTCTGAGCCACGCTGTAGCAGTTCGTTGAAGTCGATGTTGACGGCCTGGTTAGGGTCTTGGGTACGGCTTGCCTGTTCGACTGATGCAGACTGGATACCTAGCACGAAGTCTTTATAAGCTAGGAAGTTCTGTCGCTTCTGATCTTTGGAGATTGGCTCGAAGGAACCGTCATCAATGCGGACACCAAAGATGCCCATCATATCTTCTGGTCGTAGAACTTCGTTTACCTTTTCACCTTTAACGGTTCGCTGTGCAACCACATCGGTACGCATGAACTGCTGAGTATTAGATAGCCACATCTGGCCGACTTCACGCCATGAGCGGCGGAAGTTAGCACGCATGAAACCAACCTTCTCAGCGGCAGCTTCCATCATACGGGTCACACCAGTAGCAGTACCTTGGGTTTCATCTGTTGAGCTGTTAGGTACACCTGATGCGTACTGTGAGATGGTAGCGTTTTCGATTGCACCGTTAATGATGTTGAGAGCAGTCTGAACGCCTGTGGCATCTGGGGATGGGAACTTGAATTGCTTAGGCATTTCTCCACGGTAGCGAAGCTCACCACCTGGTTCGATGACGTAAGGTTCGACTACTGAGCCTTCTTCGATGGCAACCATTCCATCAGCCATGTTGTGTGAGTCCATGTAGTGGTTAAAGATGTCGTTGATAGCAGCTTGGAGGGTCTCAGAGTTTTCAAAGATTGATTCACCCCAGAACTGGTATGGCTTATCACGGACAGAGAACTTAACGAATGGATACTTTCGGTGCCAGTATACGTTCTGACCCCTGAACAATTCTACCCAACCAGTTTCACCTACACCGTAGATAATAGTTTCGTTGAACTCTTTATCCCAACACTCGTAGATCTGAGCCATCTGCGTAGTAGCATCAAGTGATTCAGCATCCTGTGTAGTGACAAGTCGGTTACGGCTGGCTTCGTAGACGGCAAACTCATTGGTGATAACGCCAGTCTTCAAAGTCTTGAGTGCAGCCTTATCAATCTTAGGGTCACGCTGTAATTCATAAACTGGAACCTGGTCAGAGATTAGAACCCATGGGGACTTCTGGAGACTCTTAGCACCTGGCTTTAAGAAGAAACGGAATATGTTGACACCTGTGAAAGCATTGTAGCCTTCGGTAGCTGCCTGGTTCTTGACCTTTGAGTAGTCCATACCAGTCTCGCCTTTAAGGTAGCTCTTGTAGTCAGTTGTCTTCGTAAGATAAGGAGCACGGCCAACGCCCTGTCCAGTGACACAAGCATCAAGCATAACGCCCAGAAGCTCACTAGGGATGGAGTCATCCATTAGTGGGTTGTCATAATCATAGTCAAGCTTCATCTTAACCTTCTCGACGTTCTGGTTCATGGAATCCATGTAGAGGTCAAAGGCTTCTTTATCAAGCGTGTTGATTGGCAGTGTGCGGATGGAGATCTCCCAGCCTGGTCGGTACTGAATAAAGCGTGAGATCAAGTCCCAGACTTTGCTGGAGATGATAGGCATGTAGACCTTTGAACGCCAAGGAGCCATAGCCTGGTTTGTGACGTGAGCATACATGTCGTCGTACCATTTAGCCCACTTCTCGAATAACGGTTGCTGATAAGTCTTAGCAACTTCAAAACGACCCTGCCACTTGATACGTTCTATCTCGGGGTCGATGGTTCGCTTAGGCTCTTCTACCTTCTGTGGCTTGGTACCTTTACCATCCTTGGGCTGAGCTTCTAGGAAGCCGCCTGCTGCTTGGGACTCGCCTATATCTCTTAGTGGTTGTATTGGGTCGTTTGCTTTTGTTTTTGGTGGCATTTTAGTTTTTCTCCGTTAAGGTAATTCTATCACTTATAAGTCGTTGAAGCGAGGGTCTCTGGTTTCCCTTTTCAAGTATCTGGATACCGTTACCCTAGCATCGTGGTAATCCATTGGGGCAACCGTAGTGCGGCGGAGATAGAAGTCCTCTTCGTAGGTGGGGCGATCTGGTGAATCGAAAATTAGATATTTCTTACGGTGGTTGTCAGTTGCCCATATAGTGGCTTCAACGAATCGCATACCACAGAGCAAGAGGTAGGCTGCGAGTGCGGTGTCATCTGTTACAAAGTATTTGTCCATGGTTCATTTCCTTTTATTACTTATATAGTAGCATTAACTTAGAAGTCTACCTGTTGATGGGTCATATACTTTCGGAGCTTTCTTAATAGCCTTACCACCGCTCATCTGGTCGAGTACCAGGTAACGGAGTGCATCCATAAGGTGGTTGTTCTTGTCTTCGGGGGTTTCGCTGACTTCGCCCCAGGCATCACGGAGTCGCTTATATGACTGGAACTCTTTGACTGTGGCCTTACAGTTGCGGCCGACGAATAGCTTAGGTTTGCCCGTTGATTCACGGACATAGAGCTTAGTCTTAACCTGACGGATTCCACCTCTGATAGAGTCCTTACCCTTCTTAGCTGGAGTTACCCAAACACGCTGGTCACCTAAAGCTTTAGACTTGAGCGAAGCAATTTCTGTGGCACCAGCGGAGTCACCAATGATTCTGGTGAAGTACTGGTCACCCATCTTAGTATGGAGAACGGAGGCTATCTTATCGACAGGTAGGTCAGGTAGGTAGATTTCATCGTAGATGTACCAGTTGTCATGTTGGTCAATCGCCACAAATACAGCAGCAAATGGGTCTTTGAGTCCAAAGTCCATACCGATAGCAAAGGTAACATTCTCCCTTGGTATAAGATTAGGACTGATAACGTGGACTGTATCATCAAACTCATTGTATACCAGACTGGAAGGCGTGGTGAACTTGGCTTCCCACTCCTGCACCCATTCATCTATCTTGCCATCTCGGATGTATTCTTGCATAGTATCGTTCCACTCTTCGACACGGTGCTCCAGTGTAGTGTTATCCAGCATAGTAGCGTGGGAGTAAAACCACTTCTTGTTCTTGAGTGGGTCTGGAGATTCAGCCATGACAGCCTTAGCAGTTTCTACGATGTCGAAGAAGCTGTTATGCACGCCATCTGGAGTGGATGTGAAGATAGCCCAACCTTGTAAGTCGGCAAGTGCTGGGCGGATGATCTTACGCCAGGTGTCGTTAGCGTACTGGAAGAAGGCAAACTCATCGAGCACGGCTCCCGCAAGCTTAACACCACGCAAGCTGTCGGGGTTGTTGGCTCCCTTTAAGTAGATGGTGGAGGGGGCATCCAGTTGGCTGTGGTCGGAGTCGATGTTGTAGCCAAGGATTGATTCTGTTTCCAGTTGGTAGTGTACCTGTTGGAACTCTATGTATAATTCGCCTTCGTCGGTTTTCTTTGTAATCGCATCGGGGATAAGGACTTTGAGAATGTCCTTCCAGTAAATTGCCTTGGCTTGGGCGTATGTAGGTTCAACGATGTAATAATTACCTGGAGTCTCTAGTGCCTTGAGCATCGTGTATAACGCTACACCTAGTGACTTGCCGCTTCGCCGACCCCACACTAGAGCCTTGAATCGAGCAGGAGATTGCATCATCTGCCTCTGTTTTAGGTGCGGATATGGTAGCGTATTGGACATTTTCCCTCGGTTCTATTTTCTGATAATTTTGGTCTTGACTCTAATATACCATGTAGGTGTATAGTTCTAACTATGATGAACTATAACGAGAGTATGGTAAAATACCAGTGGACTGACCGTCCTACTGTCATTGTTGACATCATCCAAAACAATCCGTAACGAGGTGCCCACCCCCACGTTGCGGGTTTTTTGGTTTTAAGTAAGGGTAATCACGCTGTATTACAGGGGCAGACCAACTCCCTGTACCAGCCGAGGTTACGATGTCGGGCAACGTCTTGCTGGTTTGACGACCCTAAAAGTGAAGCTGCTTAGGCAGGGCATCGGTCACTCGGTAACAAAGAGCATTACTACTAGGTACGGAGAAACACCACCAGCTAAGGGGACACGGTGTTAAAGAGGGGCAAACATGCGGACAAGCTCGCCCTCGCCTAGATAACGGTAATGAAGGACTACCTTCTCTATCAATTATGTTTCTATCTTCTCTTCACGGAGAATAGAAGTGTCCCCGCTATGGTAAGATTTATTTGCGGAACTGCTTGTCGGTACAGATTGTTCTGGGTCTATGAAAGTTCTGGTGTGAGGCCAGATTCGCTAAACTCAGCCTTATGCTATAATTCGATTACTAAGTAAATGAGGGAAAATCAATGACCAAAGCAGTCTTCGGCGAATATGCCGCATACACTACACCTGGGGGTGCACGCTTCCAGAATCGAAACAAACTAGTAAGTGAGAAGTCCATCCCACCAGAGGTCGTTGCCTATCTTAAAAAGCAACTCGGTGAAGAGCCGAAAGCTCCAGAACCAAAGTTCCCCATGCCTACCGAAGAACAGAAAGCCAAGATGCGTGCTGAGTCTCTACAAGTTCCACCTGAACTACAAGTAGAAGAACCAGCTGGCGTTGATATAACTGACCAGTTAGATGCCTCCGACTTTGAAGATGAAGTAACTGATGAACAGATTGAAACGATTGCTAGCCAGATACCAAGCGAGACTTTGGAACCACTAGGTTCACCAGAACCAACCCCAGCGGAAACTCCGCTCCCCTCTGACCCAGACATCGCAACCGCAGGAGTTGATACAACTGGCGTTGACCCAGACTTCCTAGAATCGGTGTCGATTCATACCGCTCCATTACAGGACATCGCCGAAGCCCTATATAACCGATTCGGCATTTATACCGTTTACCTTCGTAAGCTCCCAGTACCAGATGAGATCAACCCTCTTACTGGAGAAAACTTCACCAAGTACCACCAAGGCATCGCTTACCAAGCAGCCATCCGAGCCGAGAACCAAGGCATCCTAGACCGCAACCCTGAGCAGGGACGGGCTATGTTGAATCAGATTGCTGACGTTTCAGCTAACATGCCGATAGACACCCCAGCTAGAACCATGGGTGAAGCTCGTCGTGAGAACTCGTTTGCCTTCCGTACCTCTGTCGCAGCAAGTGAACCAGTCG